CCAAACCTTCGGCATTTCGCTTGCCTGCCTCCCGCACAGCGGGCGGCAAGCTCCACGCCCTCAAGGAGGGAGCTTTTATCCCCTTACGAAAACGAAGCGTAACGAAAAAACTCGCTTCAAATTGATTTAACCTTCCTTGTAAAGCATACGCCCGCGCATCGCGCAAGTCAAGGATATAACGGATAACATTTTTCCGTTTTCGTTTACGCACTGACCGCCCCGAAAATTGTTAGCACTCTTTTTGATTGAGTGCTAATTTTCTCTTGACATCACCCTGAAACCGCGATACAATACGCTTGCATAACGAATCAGCAACGGGATAAGGCGATTTACCCCGTTTGTATAAGGAGGTTTTTCATTATGGAACCGATTCAGGGCAACGTATCCATCGACGCTCAAAACATCATGCCGATCATCAAGAAATGGCTGTATTCCGATAAAGACATCTTCATCCGCGAGGTCGTTTCCAACGGCTGCGACGCGATCACCAAGCTGCGCATGGTGGACAGCGCCGCCGCGCAGGGCTGCTCCATCCACGTGGAGGTGGACAAGGCCGCGCGCGAGCTCCGCTTCATCGACGACGGCGTGGGTATGACCGAGGACGAGGTCAAGACCAACATCAATCAGGTCGCGTTCTCCGGCGCGAAATCCTTCATGGAGGAATACGCCAAGAACGAGGATAAGGAAAATTCCGGCATCATCGGCCACTTCGGTCTGGGCTTCTATTCCGTGTTTATGATCGCCGATAAGGTGACCATCGACACGCTCTCCTTCCGCGAGGGCGCGACCCCGGTTCGCTGGGAGAGCGAGGACGGCATGGCCTTCACCATGACCGAGGGCACGCGCACCGCGCGCGGCACGACCATCACCCTGCACGTCAGCGAGGCGGAGAGCGAGTTCCTCGAGGTCTGGCGCGTGCGCGAGGTGCTCGACCGCTATTGCTCGTTCATGTCCGTGCCGATCTACCTTGACGAAATCAAGGAGGAAGAGGCCAAGGTGACGGGCGAGGGCGCCGAGGAAAAGCCCGAGGCCGAGAAGGAAGCGCCGAAGCCCATCAACGACACCCAGCCGCTCTACGCCCGCGCGCCGCAGGATTGCACGGACGAGGATTATAAGCAGTTCTACCGCAAGGTGTTCCACGAGTACGAAGATCCGCTGTTCTGGATTCACCTGAACGTGGATTATCCGTTCAAGCTCAAGGGTATTCTGTATTTCCCGAAGATCAAGGAGCAGTTCGGCGGCATCGAAGGCCAGATCAAGCTGTATTCCGGTCAGGTGTTCGTCGCCGACAACATCAAAGAGGTCATTCCGGAATTCCTGATGCTGCTCAAGGGCGTGATCGACTGCGCGGATTTCCCGCTGAACGTCTCCCGCTCCTTCCTGCAAAACGACGGCTATGTGCGCCGCATCTCCAACCATATCACCAAGAAGGTCGCCGACCGCCTGACCGGCATGTTCAAGACCGAGCGCGAAACCTACGAGGGCTTCTGGCCGGACATCCATCCGTTCATCAAGTACGGCGTGATGCGTGACGAGAAATTCGCCGAGCGCATGAAGGACTGCCTGCTCTTCAAGACGACGGACGGCAAATTCCTGACGCTGGCGGAATACAAGGAGCGCAACGGCGAAAAGCTGCCGGATAAGATGGTCTACACCTCCGACCCGGCGCGGCAGGATGCGGCGATTCGTCTGTTCACCGAGCGCGGCATCGACGTGACGGTGCTCGATCAGCCCATCGACGTGAACTTCGTCTCCTACATGGAATACAGCGCCGACCCGGAGAGCAAATTCCGCTACTGCCGCGTTGACGCCGAGCTGGACAGCCTGACCAGCACCGAGGACGCCCCGACGCTTGACAGCGAAAAGCTGACCGAGCTGATGCGCGAGGCGAGCGGCAACAAGGATTTGACCGTCGAGGTCAAGCCGCTGGTCAACGACAGCGTGCCGGTGATGCTGGTGGAGGACGAGCAGACCCGCCGCTTCAACGACATGGGCCGCATTTACGGCCACAGCGAATTTACGATGCCGGCCAAATACAGCGTCGTGCTCAACAGCCGCAGCAAGACCATCGAAAAACTGGCCGCCCGTGAGAAAGACGAGCGCAGCGTGCTGCTGGCCCGCCAGCTCTATGACCTCGCCGAGCTAAGCCGCCAGCCGCTGGAAGCCGAACAGATGACCGAGTTCATCCGCCGCTCGATGGAGATTGTCGATATCGCCGCGCAGATGTAAGGCCGCCCGCGTCGGCAAACTGCCTATTGCTTTCACCCATTAAAGAAGGGATGATCCCGCATGGCGATCATCCCTTCTTCTTGTTGACATAAGCAAACTTGGCTTGAATAGCAAAATCAAGAAATTCAGCTATTCTTTCATTTGTGGAAAGGGCTATTCTCCCCCCTTCGGGGGGGAGAATAGCTTTTTGTCTACAGTCTGAAGGGATGATCCCGCATAGCGATCATCCCTTCTTTTTGTTTTGGGCTTATCCGTTTTGGGCTTATCCGTTTTCCGGCATGGGCGGGGGATTTTCGATGACTGAACGGGGAACCCATTGGATAAACGGGCTGATTTCGCCCCCTACACTGTATTCCTGAATGTCGTTGATTTTTCCGGACGCGCAATCCATTTCAACCAGCCAGATGTGGCTGTATTCTCCGCTGCCAATATCCTGAGGATACAGCGTTTTAAGCTCCATTTTCCAAATGGGCGTTCCGCGATCCATGCAGCAAACCATACCGTCAATCTTTGTATACGCATCCCCGACCGCTTCAAAGGCCAGTCGCTCCGCCTCGGCCTGCGTAATGCTGTTTTCCGGCGGAAGAATGTATTCCGCGCAGGCAAAGAACCACGCGCGCATCCCGCCCGGCTCTCTGCCTTTCAGCATCTGGCCGAGCGTCGCCCATGTTTCCACCGTCCAATCGCCGTAAAAGCCGTAAACCTGTTGAAATTGATCGACAATCTCGTTGCCGGTGCTGTCATCCGACGGCGCAAGAAGCGGCTCCACCGCGACGATCTGCCCCTGTGCCGTCAGCTCCACACTGTAGCTGTTATGCCGAAGATCAAGGGAATCCAACTGAAAATACCAATGCGGCTGGCTCTGCGTCGCGTTATCTTCCGATAGCGTTTCAAAAGAAACGCTCTGCTCCCATATCGAGGAATCGGTTATATCGTCCCCGTAAGTCTCCAAAATGTCACGCTGAATAACGCTCAGGCAGTCTTGCTGCGAAGCATCGTCGCCGGAGGGAAGGCGGCAGGGATTATCCGTTCGGAATCCCAGCAGAACCATCACTTCTCCAAACCAGTATTTTGTTGCGGCGCGCACTCCTTGTCACGCCGCGCGCGTTTTGTGTCACGCTTCAAAATCCTCTGAATATGCAAAAAGCCGCCCGTTTTATGCAACGAGCGGCTTTCTCATTTATACGCTTTTCACGCCGTTTCCAGCTTCGGATCGTCGATCATCTCCACCTTTGCATCGGCGAGGTAGAACGGTTCCATGTTCTCCATCTCTTTGATCTGTGCGTCAATCATCGCTTTAAGCGTCGCCGTGTCGAGCCTGATTCCGTGCTTGCGGAGAATCTCCTCAGCATAGACCAGCTTCTGGTCGCCATTGCCTGCGCCGTAGAGCTTCTCAGCCGCAAAAACGGCAATCTGTACCCAGCTCTTTGCCTTGGAAAGCTGCTCGTTCGTCAGCTTACTGCGCAGCCACGGCACCAGATACAGCGACACAATGCCCGCCGCAAGGCTGATGACCGCCTGCGCGAGCTTCGTCAGGTCCAGCAGTACGGCTTCCTGTCCGTCCTGCCCTTCCGCCAGCACCGGCAACGCAAAGACCAGCGCCAGAAGTACCATCATCACGACCAACATTTTCAGCTTCTCTTTCATATTTTAATCCCCTACTTTCTTGAGCGGCACAGACAACCGCTGCGCCGCGCTCTTTGCAATTTCTTCGGACAGCTCCACGCCGACCGAATCGTACCCTTCCAGCTCCGCCGCCGCCAGCGTCGAACCGCTTCCCGCAAATGGGTCCAGAATCCGACCTCCCGGCAGACAGATTTTGCATATCTGCCGCATGATCTCCTCCGGCTTCTGCGTTTGGTGGATGCGCTGCATCCCCTGCACGTTCGCCGCCTTAAACACACCCGGCAGCACCGACACAGGGCGATCAATCGGCAATTTTCCGTTGCTCGCCCAGACCGCAAACTCTGCCTGCTGCCGAAACCGTCCCTTCTGCGGGCGGCTGATCAGTTTGTCCCAGACCAGCGTGCCGCGCCACTGCCAGCCTGCCCACTGCACCGCATCCGTGAGCAGCGGCATCTGCCGCCAATCGCAAAACGCCACCATCACCGCACCGTCGTGACACCGAACGCGCGCCAACGCGAGAACATCCGCCATCATGTGCAGCCAGCTCCGCGCGTCCATCTGGTCTCCCATGAAGTCCGGGAACGGGCACGCTTTCTTGGTCGCCGTGTACTTCTGCGATGTGCTGGCGCTCCGTTCGGCCAGCGTCGCGCCGCCGCTCGCATAAGGCGGATCGGTAATCACCGCATCAAACGCGAGCCCATTGTAATGGGAAAGAAACGCCCGGCAATCGCCGTGATACAGTTCAATCATGGAAGTGCTCCTTCTCTCGAAAAATTTTTTCGACCCGTTTTACAGTTTCGCGCATTCTTGCACAAGGGGCTTCCTTGCACCAAAATTCGCCCCGCTGTATAATCATTTCATGCGTAGTCGGGCAGGCAGAACCGGCGCTGCACTTCCAATCTTCGCCGATTCTGCCCCGGATGCGTCTTCTGGCCGGAAAACGCATCCTTGCCCGCCTATGCGCCCACGCATGAAAGCGTGGGTTTTTTTAGTCCTCCCCGGCCTTGCAGCAGTATTCTCCACTGACCCAGCCGGTATAGCCGCGGTATTCCACCCGCAGCCAACCGCCTTTTTCCTCCAGCACAACGAGCCGTGTCCCGTCCAGGATCATCTTCATGTAGCGCCCGCGCGGTTTCTTCCGCATCCGCAGGCCGCCCTGCGCGCAGACGGTGACAACCTCGCCCTCGGCGCTGTTCTCCGTTTGCTCCTCATCCGCGCTCTTGTCGCCGTCCACCTCGCCCACCGCAATCATCCGATGCACCCCCAGCCCGTTCCACCCCGCCTTCGCCGTCAGCGCGGTTTCGACCACGTTGCCCCGGCTCTTGCTGCTGTGAATGACCGTACCGCACTCCGTCACCAGACCGGTGTGGCTCACGTCGCTCGTGCCCACGCCCATGAACGCCAGCATGCCCGGCTTCGCGCCGGAAATGCCCGCCTGCTTCCACGTCAGGTCGCGGTATTTTCCGCGCTTGCTGTCGCTGTCCCACAGGGCGTTCGTCCCCGCCGTCGTGTAACGCTTGTCGCCGCCCGGCGCTGTGCGGATGACCTTCTTGACGAGGTTGATGCAGTCCAGCTCGCTGTACGCCGTCCCGATCAGCCCCCGCGCCACGCGGATGGCTTCTTCTGCCTGAATCATCGGGTTCACCCCCCTTGCGTCACTCCGTCACGAGGTCTTCACATCCGCTGTCGATCAGGACTTCCCTGACCTTCTCCTTGAGCAGTCGCGGCACCTGCGCAAAAGTCTTCTTCCCAAGCATAATCTGCTGTGCCCAAATCATAGCCATCATATCTTCTTCCTTTCCGCTCATCACGAGCAATCCAAAAATTTTAAGCATATACAATCTCGCTCATCTCGAGGATGCATTGCAGTAGGGTTTCGTTCTGGTCTTCGAGCGCTTTAATGCGCTCCTCTTGCGTCGGTTGCGGTTCTCCCGGCACTGGCGTGTCCGGCACTTCCGGCTCGACGTACACACTGCCGTCGTCGGAGAGCTGCACCGCGTTGTCAAGGGTGCGGTAAACGGTCGTGTAATCGCTAAAATCGCCGAGCTGGGTCACGCCGTCCATGCGCCACGTCGTAAAGCCTGTTGTTGGAGCGTCGGCGATGCCGCCAAGCTCAATAACATGTTCACTGCGCCGCGAAAACGTTACTTCCCGGATTTTGTCCGATGCGTTTATCTTGATTTTAATCATTGCATATCCTCGTTTTCACAGTCAATTCCGTTCCTATTCGGTTCATATTTTTACCCATGTAATTTGTTTAGCGCCGTTTATTTGTACGCCCAAAAACGCCTCGCTGCCGGCACCAACGCCCACATAGTATGTGTCCGAATAAAAACTTCCCGGCCAGCTTCCGCCACTAAGTCGGATAAAACCGCCATAATCAACAGGCACCGTATTTCCTTTGCTTTTTTCTGCATAAAAACTACCTGACTTTATCGAGCCGATAGCATTTTTTATGGATTTAACCGCTTCGGCGCTGGCGACTTTTTTAGACAAGTCCGTGCTTGCCATAATCTCTTCTAACGTCAGTGCGTCGGATTGATTGACTTTATCGTCCTTTAGCTGATTAACTGTCTCCTCATCCGCCGCGCCGATGTTCTCCCTCGCCTGCGTCTTTTGCGCATCATTAAGCGTCTGCGCCGTATACAGCACCGCTTCCTGTGGCGCATCCCTGCCGGGGTCGCCCTTCTCTCCTTTCTCGCCTTGCGCGCCGGGGTCACCCTTTTCCCCTTTCTCGCCTTTTGCGCCGGGCTCACCCCGAAGCGACGCTTTCTGCTCATCCGTCAGGCTTTCAAACGTCACCTCGCCGTCCTTGCCCTTTGGCCCTTGCGGGCCGGTGGCTCCAGTCTCGCCCTGCGGCCCCCGCTCACCGGTGTCGCCTTTTTCGCCCCTCGGCCCCTGCGCGCCAGTGTCGCCTTTTTCGCCTTTCGGGCCTCGCGCGCCGACAAATTCCCCGTCGTCGAGCTTCTTTTGCACGTCGTTTGCAACCTTCTGCGCACCGCTCGCAGCGGAAATGGCCTTTCCGGCAGCCGTGTTCGCTGCGCTTGCCGCCGCCTTGCAAGCGTCAAATTGCGCCAACAGCTCGGCAAGCGACGGAATCACCTTTTCCTCGTCGATGATCGTGTCCGTGCTGTCCTCCATCACCCGTATCACGCAGCCATAAAGCGGGATCTGCGTTTGCCCGTCCTCGTCCATCAGCGACAGGATAATCGACACGTCGCCCCGCTCTGCGTAACCGATCTTCGGCAGCGTCACAGATACCACGTTGGCCTGCACACTGCCCACCTGCTTTTGCAGGCTTGCGCGTCCCGGCAGGATCATGCTCAGCCACGGCTGCATCCCGGTCAGATCGGCGGGCTTGCCGCCGTCCAGAACCACGATCACAAAATCGTGCGCCTGACGGCTCGAAAGCGTCGCCAGCGCCCTCAGCCGTTCCACCGGCGGCGAATCCTCCTGCAGATCGACCGCGCGGCGAATCTTCCATCCGTCCATCTTCTCCTCCTCAATACTGTCTGCCCGTCTGGCAGGATATAAAAACCTGCGCGCTCCAGCTCGCGCGAATGTGTGCCAGTCCCTGCGCGTTTCCGCTCTGGGGCTTCGGGCGCACGGCAAAGCTGTGGAATGTTCCCCGGCTGATTCTCCCGTCTGCGTCCGTGGAAAGATACGGCGCAATATCGACGACACCATTTTCAAAGGCGCTGCCCGGCACCTCTTTCCCGTCAACCTCGACCGTGTATGCGCTCGTCATCGGCCCGGAATAGATGCCGTATTCAATCCCATGCAGGTGCTCCGGAAGGGTCACGTCATGCGCATGCGCCGGAATGTTTACGCTGTGCCGATGTTCCGGCAGATTGAGCGTCTGAGACGGAACCAGCAGGCTGATATTCATCTCGTGGTAGTGCGAAAATTCATGCCGATGAATCATGCCGTGCCGGTGGCCGCCGAGGCCGTGCGTGTGGCTGTCAAAGCTGTGCCAGTGACCCATGCCGTGGCTGTGCGCGCCGGTGCTGGTCGTGCTGCCCGCGCCGTTGTAGCTTGTATACCCCGTCTTGCCGACGGAAACGCCGTCAAAAGTGTGCCGGTGCGTGTTGTTAGAGCCATGAGAGTGCTTTCCCGCTTCGTCCGTCGAGGTCATCGCGCCGCCTTCGTTTCGGCTGACGCCGGTATTTCCGCCTCCTCCGGAACCGGTCGAGCCGCTCGCGCCGTCCGTCTCCGACATGTTGTCGCCGCCGGACGTTTTCGCAAAGCCCGTATGCGCGTCGACCGCCCCATCCTGCATGGGCGAACCCGTCATCTTCACCTCGGATACCGTGCGCTTCTCGACGGTCAGCGTCGCGCCGCCTCCTGCCTCGCTGGTCTGCGTACCGCCTCCGCTGGCCTGCGTCGTCGTCACCGTCCCGCCGCCGCCCTTTGCGCCCTTGCTGTCCGCCCGAAAGCTCGACAACGTGACCTTCAGCATGATGGCGTTGATATGTACCATGTCGTCCGGGATGTAGATATCGCCCTCGGCGGGCGTTTCCGCGTCGGCGTTCTGCTCGATTCCGCCGGCGTAGAACGTCGTGCTGCCCTGCCCGTAGAGCTGCTCGATGCGCGAGGTCCTTTGAAGCTGAGCGATGACAGAAGCCACGTCCGCGCTGCGGTTGGCGATGGTCAGCTTCGCGTTCCACGGCTCCGTGATGGGCTTGGGATAGTGGATCTCCCTCACCCGCGCCCGAATCGTCAGCCCGTAGTCGCGATAGATAATCCGCGCCATGCGTCCTGTATAGAAAGCATCCAGCGGTTCTCCCGTAAGGATAGATATATCTTTACAGGTCACTCCGTAACTAACATGGGGATTGCAGCACAGCTCAAGCGCCGCGCGTCCCTGCGCCAGCAGCGTCGCCGCGTCGGTGATGGTCGTATCCACATATGGCTTGCTGACCACGCCCCAGAGTGCCTGCGTCGGGCTGTCGATGTACGCCATGCCGCCGTTCACGCTCTTGATGTTCAGCTGGTTCACGCCCTCACCATAGCCCAGCGGATAAAGGCGCGTCGCAAAGTCCGTGTCGAGGACCTCTTCGCTGATCTCCTCCATGTTCCGGCTATACCGCAGCTCCGTCGCGTCGGTATCGTCCGCCCGCACGACGTTCAGCGTCCACGGGTAGCTCGTTGTGTCCGTCGTCATCAGTGCATCTGGGATCGGCTCAATCAGCTTGAGCAGCGCCGAAAGCAGTCCTTCGCTCGCAAAGCTGTACTCGTAGAGCGTCACAAAGTCGCAGCGCCCCAGCTTCCAGCGTGCTGTCTGCTGGCACGCCAGCACCTGCCGGATACAGCTTTCCAATGGCTGCCCGTTGCCGCCGATCTGCATGTAGGTCGGCGTGATATCGTCCGAAAGCGTGCAAAGCACCTGATCGCATTTGAGCTTCTTGGTTCCCGCCCTTCCGTATACGCCCTTGGGAATCTCCGTCACGCGGAACAGGTCAATTCGTTTGCCTGCCGCGTCGAAGATTTCCACGAACTGACGATAGCCGAACGAGCCGATATCTTTCGTCGGCACGGTCACGGTCACGCAGGAAAGCGGCGTGTCCTTGAGCTTCAGATCGCTGATCTCCGCCGTCCGCAGCTCACCCGTGCATCTTAGATTCAGGTCGTAGATTTTTGGGTATCTCATAGGTATCTGCCCCTCGCCGTCAGATGGACGCTGCACGCCTTTTCCGTTTTGACCGTCACCGCGTTCCTGCCCGGCGACAGCAGCAGGTCGTCGTCGCTGTCCGTCGTCCGCATCGCCATCGCCGAGCGTGTGCCGCCGTCCACGCCCTCGATTTCCAGCAGCAGGATATCCTCCTGCGCATACCGCGCGACCAGCGTTTCGCCCGCCGTCATCCCCAGCCCCGTAAAATTAAACCGGCAGGTCGGCGTTTCCACCGTCGCCGTGTTCATCGTGCCGGATGCACATGTGACACGGAACGCGAGCATGGTTTCGGCGTTCCCCTGAACGCCGAGCGCCGCGCTTTTTGCCGCGTTGGCGCTCGTCTGAACCGTCACGCCGTCCTCGCTGACGGCGTAAGCGAACGGCTGGCAGGTGAACGCGATTGCCGCCTCACCGCTTGCCCAGTCGTCATCCGTCAGCGACGAAGCGTCGCTGACCTCCGCGATGAAATACCGATCCGGCAGCGCGTCCAGAATCAGCTTGCCGCGCCCGTCCGTCCCGCAGAGCCACGCCGTCACATCGCTCGCGCGCCGGAGCAGCTCGTCGGTCGGGATGGGCGTATCGTCCAATGTATTCAGAAAATAGAGCTTGCCCTTGAGCCGCTTGGTACTGAACGTCCGCCCCTTCCAGCGCAGCGTGCCGTGCCGCCCGCCGACGCTTGTCTGCGGGATGCTCTGCACCGGAATGAACGGATAGGCGGACGGCAGAAACGTCACATCAAAATCGTCGCAGTGTTTCCCGTTAAAGGAAAACAGCGGACTTTCTCCCTGTGCAATCACAGCCCCCTCAGCTCCTCTCTGACCCGTTCGCCCAGCTCGGAGATAATCTCCTGCTTTTCCTGTTCGCTCCTGACGTGCCAGTCGCCTGTCACGTTGATGGTCACCGTCACAGTTCGTCCGCCGCCTCCACCCGGATTCCACGGCGCATCCGGCCAGCCGGTATCTATGCCGGAAAGCGCGCCCGTCATGGTATCCACCATGCTCGCGCGCACCTCTTCCAGCGGGCCCAGCGCGTCGTCCTCGCGGCTGAGTACGCCCTCTCCGATGCCGCTCGGAATCCATGCGCCGACCTCGTCGGCAAACACGCCGGAGGGCGAATGGATGCGCAGCGCGTTCTTCGTCCGGCTGACCGCTGTGCGCGCCATCTGCACCATCTGGCTGTACAGCTCGCCCGACGTGCTTCGCACGCCCGCAGTGATGCCGCGCACCATGTTCACGCCGATGTCATAGCCTTGGGTATACGACAGCACCGCGCCCGCCTTAGCGGCTGCATCTCCTGCCGTCGTCTGCATCTGCGCATTCAGGATCGGCCCCGCCACAGCGACCGCCGAGCAGATACCGCCCATGAAGCTGTTCGCAACGGTCTTGCCCGCGTCCGCCGTCAGGGTATCGGTCGCCGTCGTCACCGCATTGTCGCCGAGCGTCTGCACACCCAGCGTCAGGATCGGGTTCTGGTTGGCGATTCCCGTCACCATGCCGCCGACCCACGTTTCCGTGATGGTCGTGCCGCTCTCCGCCGTCAGCGTCTGCGCCGCTGCCGTCATCGCCGAGCTTGCCGCATTGGTCGCCGCCGTCGTGACCGCCGCGCTGCCCTCAGTGATGCCGGTTTCCATGCCGGTCGTCAGATTGCCGCCGCTGGTCTTGGCGTCGCCCTTCGCCTTTTCCTCGTCGCCGCCGCCAAACCAGCCGGTGATGGTATCCCAAATACCGCTTCCGAGCTTCGCCAGTCCGTCTATCGCGCCGCTGATGCCGCTGGAAATCGTGCTGCCGACGCCGCCCCAGTCAATGCCAGAGATTGCCGTCTTGGCGGCTTCAAAGCCGGCTGACAGCCACGCGCCCGCCGTATCCAGAACGGTTTCAACGCCGCCCTTGATGGCGGTTCCGACCTCGTTCCACGGAATCCCTGCTACATAGGTCTTGGCTGCATCGAATCCGGCTGACAGCCAACTGCCCGCCGTATCCAGCACGGTTCCAACGCCCGTCTGGATAGCCGTTCCGACTTCGCTCCACGGCAGCCCCTCGGCGGCGCTCTTGCCGAATCCGAACAGGCTCGAAAGCCAGCTGCCCGCCGCGTCGATCACGCCGGTCACACCATTCCAAATCGCCGTGCCGATGGCGCTCCAGTCCACATTGGCAATCGCCGAATCCTTACCCAGCCCGAACAGCCCGGACAGGAAACTGCCTGCCATGTCCAGCACGCCGGTCACGCCGTTCCATATCGCCGTGCCGATATCCGCCCAGCTGATTTCGCTCGCCGCCGTCTTGCCCGCCTCAAACAGGCTTTTCAGCCAGCCTCCCGCCGTGTCCAGAATCGACTGGATGCCATCGTGGATGGACGTGCCCAGTTCGCCCCAATTCACGCCCTTCGCCGCCGTCCAGCCTGCCGTGAAGATGTTCTTGAGCCATTCGCCTGCCGCGTCGAGCGTGCCCGTTACGCCGGAAAGAATCGACGTTCCCAGCGCCGTCCAGTCATAGCCGGAAATGACCGCCGCCGCGTTGTCCCAGCTCTGTTTCAGCCCTTCTCCGTCGAACAACGCCCCGAAGAACGTGCCGACCGCATCCGTGACCGTGGTCAGTACGTCTCCCACTGTCGAAATGGCAGTTTTGATGCCTTCAATCGCGCCGAGTACCTTGCCCGCCGCTTCCTCGCCAAAGGCAGCCGTCAGCCCCGCAGAGAACGCCGCCGTGAATCCTGCGCCGCTTTCCAACGCCGCGCCGAACGCCGTCACGCCGTCGCCCAGCTTGGCGACCATGCCCTGCAAAGCGTCGCTGTGCGTATACGCCAGCACAGCCGCCGCACCTAGCCCGACCACGAGCGGGTTCACGCCGGAGAGCAGCGTCAGAACCTTGCCGCCGTTCAGCAGCAGAGGACCCGCCGCAGCCGCCATCGCGCCGATGCGGAAAATGGCATTCTTCGTGCCGTCGTCCAGCGCGTTGAACTTGCCGATCATATTGGTAATGCCTTGCACCACGCCGCGCGCGGCAGGCATCAGCCAGTCGGACAGCGCAATCGCCATGTCCTGCGCGCCGCTTTCAAGAATCGCCAGATCGCCCTTGAGGTTGTCGCCCATCGTGGCAGCCATATCTTCTGCCGCGCCGCCGCAGGCATACATGCCCTCGGTCATCGCGTCCAGCGCGTCGGGTCCCTGCTTGAGCGTCGCCAGAATACCCTTGAGTGACTCGTCGCCGAAGATTGCGCCCAGTGCCGCGTCGCGCTGGCTGGCGGTCATGCTGCTGGTCGCCTTGTCGATATCGCGGATGATAGCGGCATACGAGCGATAGCTTCCGTCTGCGTTGGTCAGCGCGACTTTGGTTTTGCCGATAGCGATTGCGCCGTTCTTGGCGTTGTTCTTCATGTCGCGCAGCATCGCGTTGAGCGTCGTACCACCCTGACTGCCCTTGATGCCCGCGTTCGCCAGCACGCCCATCGCTGCTGCGGTATCCTGCAAGGTCATGCCGAAAGCGTCCGCAGTCGGCGCGGCGTACTTCATCGCCTCGCCCAGCGCCTCGACCGTCGTGTTGCTGTTCGCCTGCGCATAGGCAAAAACATCGGCAGCCTCGCCCGCACGCTCCGCCGCCATGCCGAACGGAGTCATCGTATCGGTCACGATATCCGAGGCTTTCGCCAGATCCATGTTGGCGGCAGCCGCCAGATTCAATACGCCCGGAATACCGGCAATGACCTGCGCATCGTCCCAGCCTGCCAGCGCCATATAACCCATCGCGTCGGCAGCTTCGCTGGCGCTGAATTTGGTCGTCGCGCCCATCTCGCGCGCCGTATCGCGCAGCGCGTCCATCTGTGCCTGCGACAGATTCAGCGACGACATCAAGCCGTAGACGTTCGACATGCTCGCGTCAAATTGCATGCCTGTTTGAATCGCCGCGCCCGCCGCCGTCATCAATGGCGCAGTAACGCCCAGCGTCAGCGCTCTCCCTGCCGTTTCAGCCGCCGCGCCGATGGAACCCAGCGCGCCCGCCACACCGCCGGAGGCGAAGCCGGAGAGCTGCTCGCCCGCCATGTCGATGGCGCTGTTGAAGCTGGACATGTCCAAATCCATGTACGCCATGATCGTACCCGCGCTGATACTCGTGCCCATTCGGCTCACCTCCTTTGCAGCCTGAATCCGCTTTTTGGCAATCAAAAAAGGTCTTTGGAAATGACCGTCTCGCTTCGGTCATCTCCAAAAACCTTGGAAAGAAAAAGCTGACGGAGCGCCCGCTCCGTCAGTGTATCAGCCCATCAGCCGACGAATCATCTCCGCCGCCTCGGCGTTGGTCGTCGTGTTCTGCCTGCCCTTCTGCTTTTTCAGCCGCGCCGGTCTGCCAAAGTCCGGCTCGCGCTTTTCCCGTGCCTGCTGAATCATAAAAAGACAGGTTTCGTCTAGGCAAAACGCCGCGTACTCGTCCTCAATCCCCATCAGGCTGCTGGGGCGCTGCTTGTACGTCGTCGCCAGATGGATCAGACTGACGATTTGCGGGCTGAGAACGAAAGGCTTCCAGCACCTTTGCCCCCTTGATGGCGTACAGATAGATTTGATCCGCCTGTTCTTCGGTCAGGTCAAGTCCTGCCGCTTTCAGCTGCTCCATCGTCGGCTCGGCGAGTGCTTCCTCGACGACAAGACGCATAACCTTCGCCGTTTCCTCAAAAGTCGCGTTTGCGCGGCTCTTGTTCAGTCCTTCGTAGAGCTTCTGCGCCGCCGCGATCAGCGGGTTGGGAATCTTGCCCGCTCGGATCATGCCCGTCAGGCTGGCGCGCTTGAGCCTTGCTACAAACGGCTGCTCCTCCGTCCAGCCCGGCAGCGCGACGATCTCGCCGTTCGCCGCCTTTTCCAGCGCGGCGAGGTTGGTGATGTGCGTGTCCTTTTTTGTGGATGCCATACTGTGAAAACCTCCTTTTGTTGGTTAGCCCCATTATAGGGCTTTATTCGCTTACTGTCCTTTGACGCAGTTCTTAGGTCGGCAGTTCGTCCAGCGGCGTGATGGCAATGGGCGATTCGCCGATCTTCGGTCTGCTCTTGAGCTTATACTCCGGCGCGAAAAAGTCGCCGTCCTTGATCTCGATATCGGCGGGCGCACCCTTACAGTGTTCGCAGGTGAATTTCAAATAACCCGTCGTCTCTCCGTCGCCGTCCTTCTCCTCGGTATAGATGTTGACCGTGAACGGCGTTCGGTTCACCACCTCGCCCATCTTCGGACCCGTGTATCCTTCAAACTTGCCCTCCGCGCCGGTCGTACTCACGCCGCCGTCCACCAGCGCAAACACAGGCGGACTCATAACCATATCCTTCATGGTCAGGTCATAGCCCTTCGTCAAGTCCTCCGTCTTGAGCTGCGCCAGCAGCCTGTTCAGCTTGCGCAGCTCTTTTTCTTCGCCTTCCGAGACAAAGGCTTCCAGCTTCATCTCGTTGGCGGTATCGACCACATAGGTCTTGGGCGTGGTTTCCTCCGTCACCAGTTCCACGCGGGCGACGTTCGCCAGCGGAATCTGCACAATTTTCTCGTTTGCCATACTTCCTCCTAGCGGTCTGAGACCGCGTTCACTTCCGCCGCAGCTTACCAACTCAAAAAGTTTTGCGCACGCGGGCAGACTTTGTACGATTTCCTACGATAAAATCGCGCGCAGCGCCTGATACTCCAGCGATTGGCTGCGTGCGTCAAAATCTTCTTCCAGCATCTCGATGCCCTCGTTGCCTGTCGGTCGAAGCTGACTTTTCAGCCCGCGCATGATCCGCCTGACCTCCGCCACGAAAGCGGGCAGGTCGCCGCCCACGCGCGGCACAAAGCAATAGAGCGTCACCGTCCGATAGCCGATTCCCGCCGCGCCGGACATACCGCGCGCGTATGCGCCGCCTCCTCGGACGACCACATACGGCGCGCGGCACTTGCCGGTCGCCACGCCGGGCTTATAGGTCAAAATGCCGGATGCGGTCAAGTGCTCCATTGCCCGCTGGCATGCGTCCATCTATCTGACCACCTTCCGCAAGTCGTCCATGATTTTCTGCTCGTTCGCCTGCACGGTCGCCCAGAGGATCGCGAACCTGCCTTCATGCCCCAGCTCCAGATACGCGCTGTATTCCATGTTGCCGGATACGCCCATGCGCAGCTTCTTCCCCTGCCAGCCGGAGTATCCGGTGATGGTCTGGCGCGCAAGCCCTGTCCTGTCCGTCCATCCGGCGTTGCGCTTGGCTTCTCCCTCCATGCGTGCCGCAGCATTCTGCCCGACCTTCTCGGCGGCGAACATGCTGCGCTGCTTGATGGCGGACATATTCGCGAGAAAATCCTTTGCGTCAATCCGCAATCCCATCCGGTTCGCCCTCTTTCAGCACCACGTCGCAGAGGATGCCCATCTGCGCGTCGGCGTGCAGCACCGTGTACCATCTGCCCGCGATGTTCAGCCCGTCGCCCTCCTGCAAGCTCCGCGCCGTATCGCCGAGGGCACAGCACAACCTCGGCGCGTCCATCCGGGCGATTACGCCGGGAATATCCACCAGCACATTGGCGGTCTGACCGCGCTCATAACGCACGCCGTACACGCAGCCGATCTTCTGCGCGCCGCCTATCGGCACGCCGTTCGCGTCCCGCTGCACGCGCCAAACCGGCACGCAGACCGCGCCATACGCCGCCAGCGCGTGCCGAAACGTCGCTTCCGCCTGCCGCATTGCAAAGCCGCTCATCATGTGCCGTCCGCCCTTCCTGCCGGTTTCGTCCCGTTCGGGCGCACGCTCCGCGCTCTGCCCAGCCAGTAGGCGCGCTGATCCGGCAGCTCCGTGCCGCCCGATAGCCGCACCGCCGAGTTCTCTGCTTTGCGGATCAGCACGTCATACGCCGCGCGGCGCACGTCGCCCTCGTGCAGCTCCAGCAGCATCGCAAGCTGCGCATCCGTATACATCCGGGCGGATGCGGGCGGCGACATACAGCCGCAGCCCGTTTCCGTATCCCCGCCCGGCGTGTCAAGCTCCTCAGTCAGCAGCTTGAGCCGTTCAAGGTCAGTCATGCTTTTCACCTCGTCTGCAAAAACGTCCGGCTTTGTGCGCTTCCGGCTTCACGGGGGGGCTTATCGCTCGCCCCCGTGTCCCCTTCTCTGTCATTATGCCTCACGTTTCAATTTTGCACGGAATCCCCACACAGGCAGCCCGTTTGCAGGCTTCCAGCAGGAACGCCTGTACATCCGCCTGCACGTCTTCGCTGTTTCCCCGCACATAGTCCGCGTCCAGCACGTCCACGTTCAGGCTGAGCGACGTGGCGCTGTACGTCGCATGCAGCATCACCTTCTGGTTATTGCTCGCGTCGCGGATATCCGCGTTCAGGCTGATGCTTTCCCTTGTTTTCAGCATTCATCAGCCCTCCCCGTCCAGCGTCGCATCCTTCGCCGCAAGGCTCACGCGGAAGCCGTCGAGCTTATTCTTCGGAATCCAGAGTTCATGGAACTTGCGATAGTCAAGGTGCCACGCGCGCGCCTTCTGCCATGTCTCCGGAGTGAACAGGCGCATCTTATCGGTCTTGGAAACCGCAATCGGCGCACTGCGCGGGCAGATGATCCAGTTGATTGCCTGCGCGCCCTCCGCCTTGGCATAGCCGCCCTTGTCCGCCTTGTTGATGGTGATGCGGCTGTTCATGCGCGCGGTCGGCGCGGGCAGGATCGGCACCTCGTCGATCACCTTCACGCGGGTTTCAATTTCGCCGCGCTTGAAGTTGGTTACGTCGAGCTTCTTGGAAATTTCCGTGCTCGTGGAGAGCATCGTGGCAATCGTGCTGGAGAGGATCACGACCAGCGGAACGTCGCTGCCCACTGCGTCGCGCACACCGCCGATATCGGTCTGCAATTCCTTGTAGACCGAATTGGCCGCCGCCGTATACGCGCTTCTGCGCTCCTTGCCGACCAGCGCGGCGATCTTGCTCAGGCGGTAAGCGTCCACCTCCGGCACAACCTTCGTGCGCTGGAACTCGCCCGCCAGCATACTCATCAGGTCATAAACGCCGCTTTCGTCCACGTCCATCTCGTCCACGGTGAAGCCGGTGCCGCGATCCTGCGTCAGCTTCTCTGTCTGATAGACCAGCGTCACGTCGCCATCCGCAAAACCGTTCTGTCGGTCGTAATCCTTGAGGCCGTCCATCGTGATCGACGGAATCTTGATCTCGTCGCCGCCGCTGTACTTAACGGGACCCGCGTTCCCTTCCATAAAGCCGGTCACCGCGCCCTGAATCATTGCCTCATCCAGCGTTTTCTGAATCAGGTCAACCTTTGCAATGTTGTTCGCCATCTTCTTTTCCTCTCTTTCTTAGCAAGCACCCATGATGTTCGCCCGAATCTTTGCGTCGAGCGCGTCCTCTGCGCCGCCGTTTCTGCGGGCAAAGTTGCCCGTGCTGCCCGTACCCGCGCCGCCGCGCAGCTCCGGCACGGCTTCCAGCACCTTGGCAACCGCCGCGTCGAGCTTGTCCTGCGCATCCGCCGCGTCAAGGTCGATGCCCTCCGTATCGCACATGCGCAGCACATACGGAATGCGTTCCTTCGGCACGCCCGCCAGCGCCGCAGCCGTTCGAAGTTCCGCCTGAACCGCGCGCGCGTTCGCTGTCACAACGCGCGCCGCGAGGTCGTCCGCCTTGTTGTCGTCCTTCTTGGGTTCATCCTTTGGGACAGGCTGCTCCTTGCCAGCGGGTGCAGCCGTCTGCGCTGCTTTCGCCGCAGCATCCCCGGTCTGCTCGGTCGTTTCGGGCTGCTGGTCATCATGCTGCTCCCGCTCGTTTTCAGCGTCGGTAGCGGGTGCGCCATCCGGCACGCCGTCAGGGGCAAAACAAAACATGCGAAAGGGGTTAAACATTTTTCTCGTCCTCCTGTCAAAATTTTTGGTATGTAAAAAGCGCGCCCTTGCGGGTGCGCTCAGTAATTTTTGATTTTTCAGTACAATGCTTCGGGATTTTCTTCGACCGTGATAAAGTTGCTGGCAGGCTTTCCTTCCTTCAAACACCTTTCGAGCAACGCATTATAAAACTCGTCCGTCTGCTGCTCCACGGGCATCTGCATGCGCGGCGGTAATTCTTCCGCGCCAAACCGCATAATGTACTGCATAAACAGGTTATTCGCTTCCATCCTCGCCGCCTCCTTCGCTTGTTTTGATTGCATCTTCAAATTTCTGGTATGCTGTCGGGAAATATTTCTTGAAGGTTTCCAGCCGCTCGCCCTTCATAAACTTGGCTTCAAACATGTGCGCCATCGCTTCAACGGACGGCTTCTGATATTTCCAATATTCTTTGGAATGTCCCCAGCCGCCCTGCACGGTATTTTTCGTCAGACCGCCCACGATATCGGAAATGGAGCTTTTCATGTGCATGTCATCATACAAGTCCATGTTTAGCATCATCCGCTGATCTGAGGTCAAACGAGACAATCCATGAAACTCGCCCAGCCCCTTCTGTTCAAGCAGCCGTTTGGCATACGCCGTATAATCCGCGCGAAGTGTCTTATCCAAATCGCCGATCTGTTCGCGCAGGCTCGGATAACCGAACGCCTGCCAATCAAACATGTGTCCTGTTTCATGAAAGAACGTGACCAGATTCGTTTCCAGTTTCAGCCGGCTTTCCTTCGGTCCCAGCTTGGACAAATCCAAATAAACCTTTTGCTCGGAT